TCCGTCTTTTACCCTTGCATATTTAGCTATTTCCAATCTCAATTTACTTACATTCCCATTTGTTATTGTCGCATATACATCAAAGCTCATTCTATATTGTATGCTTATGCGGGTTAACGCCTTAATCATATATCCAGAATAAAAATTAGCATTATCTGGAGCTGTTATATTAACGTCTCTAACATCAATTTTGTTTTTAACAGGGAAATTAGTCGTAGTATATCCAACCGGGAAATTATATTCTCCTAAAATAAAATTGGAAGGCAAATTTATTTTGTAAATACCCTCTTCTGTCTGTTCCTCAGTAGGTATCACAACAAAATCCGCTTTGTTGTTCAACTCCATCCGGTCATAATACAATTCATCCGATTTGAGACTTGAAACAGGGATATCATACACCTGTGACTTGTTTGCGTTAATGATAGACTCCGCACTGTTATCTATAGCCTTTATGGATATAGTGTTGCCGTTATTTTGGTATGAAGAAAAATCAAGATTACACCGGATCTTCTCGTTGTATGTCCAAGAATTGTTTAATACTCCAATGACTATCACAGCGGAAGCATTCAAATAATTTGTCAAGAACTCGTCTTCCAAGAGCATATAAGAATCGCCAGCAAACTCAAATGAATCGCCAAACGTCCTATATACGCCACCAAACTCTTTTCTTTTTATCGATATTTCAACATCTTCCCAATTCACTAAATCATTGGTAGCTTCGTATTTCTTTCCGCCTATTAATAACTGTACACGTATCATATCAATTCAATTTTGAGTTTTTATACGAGTTGTATTCAGCCCTACGCTGCCCTTTAGATATGATTCTGCCTAAAGAACGAATCTCATTCTTTAAGTCATTATTTGTCTTATTATTTGCCCGAATAATACCTTCCGCATCAAAATGGTTCACTATCTGCACCCGTTCCCCGGCTTTGTTATGAGTCAACCAATAACTGTTATCCATAAAACGGGAATAAAACTCGGGATCGTTAATATCTGGCAAAACTTCTGCCCCTTTAGGTATAGGCATCAATGTCGGCGTGTCAGGAGTAATGTACGCTTTACCTCCAGATATAACAGCTTCATGTTTACCGGCATCACCGACAATAGCCAAACCTCCGGGATGATAATCAGTACCCTTTGCATACTTGGGGATAGGCTGGGCTATAATGGTGGCAAGCTGAATAGCACCCGTTGCAGCAATCAGCGCGGCCATGGGACCGGCAAATATTCCAAGCTGTTTATATACGGTCATTATAGCTTGAGCAGTAGATGCTATAGTTTGAGCAATATCTATTGCTTTCTGGAATCGTGCCTGTCTTGTTTGCAAATCAGCCTTTTTCTTTTCAAGCTCAGCGTTTCTTGTTGATGTTTGTTCCTCAGCTGTACGCTTTTGTGCTTCTGCTTCTTCTTTTGTAATAATTTCTTGCTTTGCTGCCGACTCAATTTCTTCAATTCGTTTATCGTAAGCCTCTTGATTGGCTTCTATTTCGGCTTCTATATCCTGTATTCTACGGTCAAATACGGAAGAACCTATTTCTCCTATGGCATTTGCAACCTCTTGAATTAGTTTCTTTTTTGCTTCTTCTACCTTTTGTCTTTCTTTAAGTTCCTTCTCCGCATCTGCATTTATTTTATCGGTAGTTTCTTTTGATAGCTGGACCCTTAATTGGGCTATTTTTTTCTCCATCTCTAAGCGTTCGTCTCCAGAAAACAGATACAAACTATTCTCAAGCAGATCAATTTCCTGTTGCAGAGCTTGAACTGCATATTGATATTGCAAATCTGCCTTCTTCTTCTCGTAGGCATCTTTCTTGATTATTCCTTTAGAATATTGCTGTTCAAGCATAGATAATTCCTTGTTCAAGAAAATCTGTTGATCTGACAATTCTAACTCGTTTTGAGATTGCTGATGGGAGAGTTGTACTTTACCAAATTCCAAATAAGCATCTTCCACAAGTTTTAAATACTTATCCTCTATTGCTAATTTATCTGCTCCAGTCTTCTCGGCCTCTTTTAATTCCGCTGCTTTTTGAAGTTCAAGAATGTCAAGCCGTGCATCAAGCTCTTGCAAACTCCCCTTTTTGGCATAGGAAATTCGATTTTGTGCATCAATCATTGCACGTTTGGCCTCGTATTCCTCCCTAAAATCGGACAATTCTTTGTCTCTCTCGGCCTCTATTGCCGCAATCTGCTCATTGACACGGACTCCTTTTGTCTTTACATCATCTATTCTTTTTTGATATTGGGCATTACGAGTCTCTATTTCTTTTTCAAAACCTTCATCCATCAGCTTTATGCGAGCTTCTTGAATTGTTCGCTCAGCTTCCATTTCGAGTTTTTGTCTTTGTTTGGACTCACGCTCTGCTTGCTCCTTTTGCTTCTTTAATTTCTCCGCATTCGTCGCCTCTTCTATCCCAGCATTTTGAAGGGTAGTGCGTGCTGCTTCGTTTTGTTTTAGAGCATAGTCCAAATAGGCATCTCCTGCCGCTTTATAAGCTTCTGCTTCTTCGTTCAAACTATTAGATTCGGTCTCTATAGATTTAGCATGCTGTTCTACAAGCTGATCTCGACTTTTCATTTCCCCATATCTGGTATCTTGCAAATTTTGATATAAAGCAATCTCACTATTTTTTCTTGCTTCATCTGCTTCTTTTTGTTTATTCTCAGCCTCGACTCTTTTTATGATCATTTGCGAATACTGCTCAGTCGCAAGTTTTTCTCCGGCTGTTGCCAGTGCCCTTTCTTTTAAGGATTGAATGAAAGCCTCCGTATTTTCTACAAGTAGATTTTCTGCCTCATTTACATTAGTGATAGAAACATTTAATTTTTTAAATTCAGACTCATTATCTATGATAAACTGCTTCTTCTTTTCAAGATTATCACCCAGGCTATTCCATTCCTCTTGTAGCTTTTTTATGGACACAACATTTTGCCCATAGGCGGATGCTGAATTTCTGAGTTCTTCAAAAAAATTGCCACTTGTCGACGTAAGATCTTCCAATGCTTCAGATGCTGCTTTTGAAGCATCCTTACTTTTAAATAAATCAGCAGCAAAATCAAAGATTTTATCTCCATACACCGTTAGAAGCGTAACACCTACAGATAACAATGTTTGCCATGATACCAGACTTCCTACCACCTGCTTCCATACCGGCACGGCTTTTTGACCGCTTTTCGTTAGCTCTACATTCTCACGCCTTATTCTGGCTATTTCATCAGCCAAAATAGGCAAGTTATTGCTGATTGCAAGCAACCCTGTCTGCATAGATACCGCAAAGGCAGGCATTTCACGACTCAATTGATTGATTGCATTTCCTAAACCATCCCAATGAGAAGCATAATTGCCTACATTTCGGCCATATATTCCCATTTTAGCATCTTGTTCTTTCAAGAGTTTATCCAGTTTCTGAATATTCTCAAGCACTTTAGGATTAACGGCGTCTATACCCCCTATTTGAGTTTTGGAATAAGCCTTTAATTGACTTAATATGCGGGCTTGTTCTTTGTATGAAAGATTTGCCGTATCAAGTTTCAAAATCAGATTTTCAACTTGATCGGATGTCAACTGTACATTTTGAGCATGTAATTTATCGGCCTTAGATGCGGCAACAGTCGCTCTCTCTTCCGCCAGTTTTGCACGGCTTAGATCCTCCATTGTCTGTTTTCTCACTTTTTCCGAAGCCGCAAGTTCTTTTGATACCTTTAACTGCTCTTTCTCTAATTTAGCTTTCTCCTTTGCTATGCGTGCAGCTTCTTGATCGGCTTTAATCTGGGCCATTACTTCGTTGACCCCTTCCTGTATCACCTTGTTCTTCTCTTGACGTAATCGATTAATTTCGGTTTCAGCTTTCTGTATTTCTTTTAGTGAAGCCATATACTGATTATTCTTTTCAATCAACTCGGACATGTTTTTAGGCTCAAAAGACAGCCCCTTAGCCATATTTCTTGCTGCAATCAAATACGAATCGTTCGCCTTACCAATTAAAGTATCAAGTTTCTCAAGCTGGTCAAAAGCAGATTTTGATACGATCGTCGATATTTTTGTTTCATTTGCCATATTTCTTAACCTCCTCTATTTCGTTCAACATTAACCTAACAAGATTTGCGTATTCTGCTGCTGTATATGTTTTGTCGTCTATACGCATTTTAAAATGAGCTGATAAGATCATTCTCTCTTTGGTAAAATCAACCCTTCTATTTGTTTGACTGGTTTTATCAAGCTGTTCTTGAGCCATTTTCAATCTTAACCTAATATAAGCCAATGAGGATTCTATTTTATTTATCAATTTCTCCGCATCCGCAACTGTTTCAATATTCACATTTTTTATGTCAACAATAGTGAGCAAATCGGAGATCTTATCTATTTCACCTAGTTTTATAAAATTTAATATAGCTGATATAATGGATATTTTAGTATAATAATTTATGATCAAAGAACGTTTAGAAACTGCGAATTGTAAATTTTTATTTTCTATAATTTGGTTATATTCATCCATGATTCTACTGAAAATCAAACGCAACTCTTTGTCCGAAGACCTCCCGGAAATTATCAACGCTTTCAAGTTCCCATTGTATGCCTCTATGAACCTACAGAGAGGTATCTCATCGCATTTCGTGT